GTTGCCAGCTAGGGCTAGGTTGTCAATTGCCATACGAACGTGACCGTTCATCAGCATTTGGGCATCTTCCATGTTCTCTGCTACACCAACACCCCAAATCTGGTAGGGATTGATCTCGAATGGAAAAGCCTGAAACGGAATACGTGCCGGAGTGAAGGGATTGACAACGCATCGAAGGATCATGTTGCCACAAACCCAGACGTTAACCTGCATCTGGTCAAACTCAGTCAGTCCTTCAGTGCCTTCCATGCCTACCTCTTTGGCAAACTTGGCATCGATTACACCCCAGTATTCAAGAACCTCAAATCTGTTCTCTTGGTAGTAGGCTTCTGTTTCATCCTCACGGATGGTATCTTCGTAGTACTTATCCTCGTAGTTTGGCCCCTTACCAAGACACTCTTCGATTGCCTCTGCGTAGAAGTGGGGACGCATAATCAAACTACGGAGTTGTTGACGGTTCATGCGGTGACGTTGTATTACGTACTCACAATCCTCAAGGTTAGCAGCGGCAGGATCAGGATGAAAGTCCCAGATAGAAACGTGTTCGATGCGGGGGACTGTCTTCTCAAAAGGCTCGTATACTCGATTGCCTTCTTCGTCTTTTACCCAGTTGTGAACTCGCTTGTAAAAGTTAAACGGCCCCTTTACTACTCCTGTACCCAACAGGCAAGATTCAAAGATAGCCTTACGCATTACGTTTACTGCGTTGGTATCAAGAAGCTGATCGTGGATACACTTCTCCATTTTACGAGCCATTTCTTTAGCTGGCTCGAACTGGGGTTCGCCTACTTTAGCCTTCCCCGGAAGAATTGACTCACCAAACTCCTTGCCGTAAGAACCTAGCTTGTGAGCAGGTTCAGATGCAGCAAGACCACCCGGCGGTACCTCTCGACCATCACCCTCAAACCCGTAGGGGTCAGCTTGTTCTGGTTGAAGGTCATCTGCTGGTGTCTTCATGTGAGCAAACTCCTCAATACCTTCCGGCATTGGGGTAGACTCAACGACTAAGGGAAACTTCTTGTTTGCAAATAAGATGTCAACAATTTGCCCGTATGCTGCAAGCACTTTAGTTTTGGTAATCTTGATAAACACCTTTGACTTTTCAGAGTCACGGTATTGTGTAGTTGAATCGTAGATTCCCCTAAAGTTTTTGTAAGCCTGAATCCAACGCTGCTCGTAGGCAAAGCGTCCGTTTTCAGAGTCTTCAAATTTAGAACGAATGTGTCCTGCCAATCCCGGCATCTGCTCACTAGGAGCAACCAGAGGGATTGACGTATCGTCATCCGGTTCTAGGAAATTGTCAGCCATCTATTTACCTTTAGTTGTTGCCTTGAGGTCTGTCATCAGCCATCTTAAATAGAGATGCTTCTACTGTAGGCTTAGTCTGCTTCTTTGGCATGTCTTCTGTAATCGGGCCTGTCTTCACGCGAGTTGAAAACTCAAGACCTTCACGGTACAGCTTGTTTACACCCGGCTGATCATCAACAGACTCCTTGTCGGAGTTCATTACGTATGATGCACCGTAGTTGTAGTTATTGTCTGGCATAGGTTTATCTCCCCTATGTTAAGGTTGCATTGTTAGGAAGTTGTCATCTGGCGGGGCAACTCCATCCCCCGCATTCATCCCAGCGCGATCTCTTCCACGCTGTCGTAATTCATCTATTCGTTTTTGTTCGACATCTCTGGCAACACCAAGTCCACTGAAAGTATCTCCTATGTCACTTAAAGAAAATGGTGTTAATTCACTGGCACCAGAAGCAAGTGCTGCACCCTCTTGTACAACGCGAGGTAATCCCATTTCTTCTGCTTTAGCTTTTGTAGATGCGTATGCACCAGCGGCGGCTATGACAGGTAAACTTTTAACAATCTTGCTGTCTGCGGCTTTTGTAGCGACTTTAGCTAATTTATCGAAATCAATTTTGAATCCGGCCTTAGTCATTGCGTCTTTAGTATCTTGCTGCAAATCATTTAGAGTCATCGGACCAGTCTCAGGCTCTGGAGTCACGGGGGCTGGCATCTTTGCTGTTTCAACTGGTGCTTCAAAAAAGGACTCGTATCCCGGCGTTGCTCTGCCAACTCTTTGAGATGGTGGTGGCACGGCACCAGATACTTCATACCCTGCTTCAGAAGCTGCCTCTGCAAAATAGGTAGACACAACGTTGGCATTACGTGCATCCGGTCCCTTTGGGTCTAAATCCCCCGGATACTCTTGTGCGTACCCTGTTACTTCTCCTGTAGAACCTTCAGCAGCAGCCTTTAAGCTTCTACCCTGTAGATAGGCAATTCGTTCAAAGGATATACCACTGCGTTGTGCAACTTTAGTATGCAGGTTTCTGAGAAGTGCGGACCCCCTTTTTCCGGGGACTTCTCCAGATTTACCCTCTGGTGCTAGACTATCAAATGTCTTATTTGTTGCAGAGTCAAATATAAGTCCGGGTATTTTTACCTGCTTAAGAATGTTAGTCATATCCGTAGAAGAAACAGGCTTACCGTTTGGCTTTACAAAGAAGTAGCCATCAGATACTTTACCATCCTGAAGTCTAGCCTGAAGAATTGCATCTCCAATGTCATTCAGTGGCACATTAACTCTACGTCCCTTTGCTCCCGTTGTTTCTGCTGAGATGTAAATAGCGCGGGTATCAGGGTAGTATGAGTTAGTCTTTAATTGTGCTACTGCGTTGGGTCGCAAACCATTCTGCATGTTAAAAAGCACAGCCATAGCTGCAGCTTCTTGTTTCGGGTCTTTTGATATTTCTGCAACCTGCCTAAAAAAGTTCTGCATAGTTGCTTTATCTGTCTTGATAGATACTTCTGATACAGCCTTTGCTGGTTCTTTGATACCAAATATTTTTACATTCTTTGGTGTATCAGGTGTTTCCTCTGGTAGAAATGCCAGTTGATTGCTATTAGCAGGTAACTCTCTTGAAATCCGTAAGCCAACTTGACGCAAGGCTTGCATCGACTGTTTTGGGTTGTCAACTTCTAAGTCTAAATTTTTAAACGTTTTGGAGAGAGTTGTTTCCCCAGTTTCATCAGGAGTAAAGATACTGACGGCAGAACCGGGCTGGTCAGCAACATCGCCCAAATACTTGGCAACCATGTTACCATACGCTTTTGCGCCTACCTTTAGTTTCTGCTCAGTCGCATACAGTTCTGCAACTTCACGGGCGGTAGCTGTTTCAGGGTTAAGTGCCATGTGTTAGTATCCGAATACTTCGTCTTGAACTTTGTGAACGTGGTTCTTGATTGCGCCTAGCTGTTGATGTATCGAAGCGTAGCCGCTCATCCGTGTCATCATCATGTATCGTAAAGCGTCGTATGCGTGATCTTCAGCTTTGGTATCTACGTCTTCACTGTTTGTTTTGGAGAGGGGTATACCAGCTATCTGTTTCACGATGTTCTGGCAGGATGAAAAGAAACGAACTCGTGGTTCCTTTGAGTAGGGGTCATCTGCCAGACGACGGTGTATTTCCATCTTACCCTGAACACGGTTGCGATCTGATGGAGTCCAGCGAACTCCCTGCCGCATCATCACCTCTGCTATGGATGGCCCGAATCCGGTCTTGTTCCAGCAAGAGGAATCGAGTACGGTGTAGTGAGGTAACGGGTCAAGTTGTTCCGCTTCTAGTATTCTATCAGCTAATTGCTCGGCTGTCAAGTGTTTAGCGTATAATTCACGATAAACCCAAATATTATTATCCCAGTCAATCGCACCCCATAGTACACAAGACGGCGCAGAGTAGCCGTAGTCGGCGGCTCGTATGCGGGGCCAGTTCGTGGGAATGTCAAAATGTTCGACCACATGTTTCGCTCGTGAAAATTCAGGAAAGGCTGCTCCCTCTGCCACATCCCAATCCCCTTCGAGAAGTCTCTTCCGTTCGACATCTGGGAGCGAACGCAACATAGCCTCGTATTGACCGTCAGCCATGAGGTGGGGATTATCTGTCAACCGCGCTGGAACGAACTTTCGGAAGAAGAGCGGCTGACCTGCCTTTTCGTGACCATTAGGCCAGACAAACGTTTTGTGAGTGTCTAGGTCAAAAGCAGGGAATGCTTTGTTTTCGGGGGTACCTTCGATGTACATCTTCTTGACCCACCAGCCACCCACACCTCCGGGGTTGGCTGTGCAGCGCATGTACAGGTGTTCTTGAAGTTCAGGATCAGTAGCACGAAGCCTAGAACGCAAATAGTCCCACACATACGGTGTAGGGTATTGGGTAATCTCATCGATGCCTATCCAGTTAAATGCCTGTCCCTGAAATCGGGTAACGTCTTTGTCTCTGTCTAGGTAAGTAAACCAAATCGTAGCCCCAGATGGAAAGTGCCACGTTGATTTTGATTCGCGAAACTTGGCTCCGGGAAACGCCTTTGTGTATAGCTGGCGTGACTTGTCAATTAGTTCTGTTAGTTCGTCGAGGGTACGCCTGAGAAGAAGACCCCTATGATTGGGGTTATGGCAATACCGTAGGGGATCAGCAAGTAAAGCAAACGATTTACCGCCACCAGCAGCCCCGCCGTAAAGAACGTCCCGCTCTCCCGCTGAAAGAAACTCCTCTTGGGGTCCGGGGTTAGCTTGGAAGACAACTTCGGAATCTCCCACGAGATCGGATACAGCCGGGGGAAGTGAGTTAAGATCGGCAGTGTCAATCGTTGCAGTGCCGCTTGCTGTGATAGCTTTCTCAACTCGTCCAATAGTGCTTTCAAGATCACGGGCTTTCTTTCTTTGTGTCTCTGCCTTCTTTGTGGCTTGCTGGGCTTTCTTCTTTGCACCACGCAGTTTCTTTTGGGCTGCTCTTCGCGCACGTTCAGCGGTGGATAGGTGGTAGGTACGCTTCGGTGCGGCTTCAGCCATACTTAATCTTTTTCTGTGCTGCTTGCTGCAGGGCGAGTTTGATTACGGATTTCTTTCATGTTGTAACCCAACCGCTTTAGTTTGTTACGTGCGAACTCTCCACCGTCCGTGTCATCCATGTCAGCGTCTGTAGCCTGTCGTAAGATAATACGACGGGCATCGTTCAACGGAATCAAACTGCCGTCCTCTTTGTAAAATACGCTGTCCGGGTTGAACATACTTGTCATTCTGTCAAACATTCCCATCGATCTATTCCTTATTTCCGATTGCAGTGCGACCCCTATGAACTTTGCCGCCCATACGCAGTGATTGTTTTTTAGCAGGATTGAGTTGTTCTTTTAATTCCAAATACGATTTATCGCTATTCTCTATGACAGATAAAGCAGACAAGGCATCATCAAGAGACAATTTTTTATTTCCGTATATCTTCTTTAGTGTTTTACCATGTTTTTTGTATAACTTTTTAAAGGCACTATCCATCATATCAACACCAAAACCCGGATATTTTTTATAATCTAATGGAATCTCTTTTACTTCAGCCATCGATCACGACCTCTT